AGGTTCCACATTTAGTAACACATTAACAATTGGAAATAAACCAAGTGCTCCAATCATAACATATATTTCTAAGGATAGAAAAAATTCTATCTATATTTCTGCTTATACAGGATATAACGAACCATATTTATTAAAAATTTATAGAGGAATAAGTGATACTAATGACAGCACTAATGATATTTCTTACTCTCTAATTGGTTCTAAAAATGTATCAACAAACGAATCTACAACATATTTTATTGATGAAACAGGATCATTATCTATTGGTCAAGACTATTATTATAAAGTTAGTGCAACTATATCCGGTTTTGAAAGTGATTTTTCGGAATATAAGATAGGAAAAATTACTGGACTTGTCGAACCAACTGGACCAGATGATTATGAGGTTTGGGCTACATTTTTTAGTGGTGCACCAAATTATGTAAATAATGTAATAGATCCAAACTTTCAACAAGCAGGAATGTTTTATTCTGGTCTTGAAGATAGATTCCAATTAGCAAAAAAAGACACTAATAATAATTGGGTATATAATCAAAACTTTGTACTCAAAGGCATAGTTCCTATGTTTACAATACCACCAGATTCAACACCTGCAAGTCAGTCATATGGTGGCTACAGACATCCAGAAAACACATCATGGACTCCAATTACATCTGCATCTATGGATTCTTTTGTTGACGCATTCAGTGTTATTCCAGAAAATAGAAGAATAGTAAATCTTGGTTATTGGTGGCGAGATTGTAATCCATATATACAAACACATGTTGATCACTATAAAGAACCAACTAGAGATGGTACTTTATACCCATTAAATCAAACATATTCGCCAAAAAAATATTTAAGTATATGGTTGGATACAAATGCAGAAGACGCACGAAATAGTTTTTCTGGGTTTTTAACAGCGTGTAAACAAAAAGGATTAAAATTTAGTTATGTGTTGGATGATAGAGAAAGTTTTTATTATTACTATATGCTTTTTGGTTATAATACAAACAGAGCAAATTTTATAGATGTCGACGGTAAAATACAACCAATTTCAGTTGATGGTATGACAGTTGATGCCAGAATAATAGGTGCAATAGTAAAAGATGATAGATTTACTACCAAAGTAAATCCAACAAATGGAAAGACATTTGCAGAAGAATTTATGGATAATTTTAATTCTTTAGTTCAAGCAGATCCATTATACAATGGCGTGGATAGAACAAAATCATTAGGGAGTTCTTTGACTTGGCAAGATTTACTTATTCCAACTATGGTCGAAACAACAGAAGAACTAAAGAACAATTCGAACAGAGGAGCAATTGCACCAAACTGGGCTGCAATAGGCGCTGCATGTAATATTGATTTTAGAACGAGTCTTAATAACTATTGGTCACCATATTCATGTGGTTCGGGAGAAAATGAAGGACCATGTATAACATGTGGTGTATATTGTCCTTGTGGTTATGTTGGAACAGAAAATGCCAGAAAAAATTATACATTAGGTAGACTCGGATACAACCAACCTGCTATAGGATGCTCACCTGCATGGACTGGTGATCCAGAAATAAAACAATGGTTTGAAGGTGTTGGACAAAATATTACAGGATATGCCCTGTATCATTTTGTTGGTCCTGCTTGGGATGCAACAATTGATAGTTGGATTTTTAATTATTACACACAACAAATATTTTCAGATTTATATACAACACAAAATACAGATTTTAATGATGTAAAATATATTCATTATGAAACTCCTGCAATTTCTGCAGAGGAAAGTGTTTTTTATCAAGGGTATTATGCAGATAGAGTATTGAGAAATAATAATCAAAATCAAATATGCGGTCAATCTTTTTATGGTCCAGTACCAAGCATAATATATCAACAACCAGACACTATACAATTAACTGCCCCAAGCAATATAAATTCTTGGAAAGATACTAATGATATGAGAAGTGGTTATATTAAAAAACCAACAGGAACTGATGACAGATCTGAACATGAAAAATATTCTTGGGCAAATTATAGTAGTAAACTTTATGGTGGTTTATCATGTTCTACCAATTTAATTCAGTATCCAGAAACTAATTTACTCAGTGACAGCAATACATGGTTAGAAAGCAATATTTCATCATTCAAGAAAGAATTGGCTTACAAATATTTTGTTAATTGTTTAAAACAAATAAGACACACTGTTCGATCAGCCCCAGATCAATATAGCGGATGGATTGAAAGTGGTCCAAGTGCCGGAGATGATCCTATTGTTGGACTTAGTAGTATTTTTAGACAAAATACACATGGTTATTGGTTTGAATTGGTGTTCCATATGATTTTAAACAGTAATTCTTCTATAATAAATGTGTTTGGTAAATGGTATTCACCATATGGTGAAATACAATTTGTTCAAAATGCATTAGATCATTGGAGAGGTATAAGTGGTAATTCAAAAATACAAGTTTGCTCCAATTCTACTGGTAGCACAGTTTTACCAGTAGACAGAGTTGATTTATCTGATGCGTTTGAAAAATATGCAATAAGTGGTGGCAGATTAACTAAATCTGGAAAATATATCTGGAGAATTACCATACCACCAAAATATTTTGATCCAGTCACTGGTATAGCAACTTTAAATAGAACAAATTCTTCAGATACTGATCTAGATGAACAAATTCTTATTGATAGTAAATTGGATTCATTTTCACAAAACCAAGACGATACCACGGAAAAAATGAGATCTAGAGGTGTATGGATTATAAGAGATGTATCAACACCACCAAATTATACACCTGTATTGCCAACATAAATATAATTGGAGTTTATTATGAACGAAAAGAAGTCTATTGATGAAAAATTAGAATCTACTTTTAATTTACCAAAATCTGTTGGTGAAATTGTAGATGCAGATACAACTATAACTCCTGTTCAAACAAATAGAGATCATCTTACAAATGATTATGAAACTGTAAGAGCAAATCTCTACGATATTATCGACAAGGGTTCAAAAGCAATCGATGGAATTCTTCATGTTGCTTCTGAAGGAGACTCCCCAAGAGCATATGAAGTTGTATCTCAACTTATCAAGAGTGTAGCAGATGCAAATAAAGATCTTCTTCAACTACACAAACAATTAAAAGAAATCAAACAAGATACTCCTGCTTCTACACAATCTGCACAGAACATTACAAATCAATCTATATTTGTAGGAAGTACAAATGAATTGCAGAGACTCCTAAGAGGTAAGATGCAGGAGATAAAGCAAATAGAATCTAATCCATGATCGGTGATAAGAATTCATATCTTGGTAATCCAAATCTTAAGAAGACAAATGTTCCTGTAAACTTTACTCAAGATCAGGTTGAGGAATATTTAAAGTGTTCTGAAGATCCTGTTTATTTCATGAAAAATTATATTAAGATTGTCAATCTCGATAAGGGATTGATGAACTTCTCAATGTATTCTTTTCAGGAAAAACTTGTAAATCTTATTCGTGACAATAGATTCGTTATTGCAAAGATGCCTCGTCAGTGTGGTAAGTCAACTACCATCATTGCAGATATTCTACACCATGCACTGTTTAATCCAAATCAGACCATAGCAATTCTTGCAAATAAAGAAAAACTTGCAAAGGGTCATATGGATCGTTTAAAGACTGCTTATGAAAACCTACCAAAATGGTTACAACAGGGTGTTAAGGAATGGAATAAGCATTCAATTGAATTGGAAAATGGATCAAAGGTCATTTCGTCAGCAACATCTGCATCTGCCATCCGTGGTGGATCTTTTAATTATATTCTTTTGGACGAGTTCGCCCATGTCCCTGAAAATATAGCAAACGATTTCTATAGTTCAGTATATCCAACAATCACATCAGGTAAAACAAGTAAACTGGTAGTCATTTCTACCCCTAATGGTTTGAATCTTTATTATAAACTGTGGATTGAAGCAATAGAAGGAAGAAATAGTTTTAAGCATGTAGATGTTCACTGGTCAGATGTTCCCGGTCGTGATGAGGAATGGTATCAAAGAGAAATCAAAAACTTAGGTGAAGAACGATTCCGCACAGAGCACGAATGTGACTTTATTGGTAGTACCAACACTCTTATCTCTGCAGATAAACTCAGAACAATGGTTTATAAGACTCCAATCCACACTACTCCAGACGGATTGAAGGTTTATGAAAAGCCAATAGTGGATTCTAAAAATCCTGCAAACAACCATACCTATATTTTAACAGTTGATACTGCTAGAGGTACTGGAAATGATTACCATGCATTCACAGTTGTTGATATAACCAAGACACCTTATAAGATAGCAGCCACTTTTAAAAATAATGAGATGTCTCCACTGATATATCCAAATGCAATATATCCAATTGCTAAACAATATAATGATGCTTACATATTAGTTGAAATAAATGATATCGGTGGTCAGGTGGCTGATTTATTACATAATGAACTCGAATATGATAATTTGTTAATGTCTAGTGTTCGGGGTAGAAAGGGGCAAACCCTTGATGGTGGGTTCGGGGGCAGTAGTCAGACCCAGTTAGGACTCCGCACCACGAAGGCTGTAAAGCGTCTAGGATGCTCTGTGCTGAAGTCTCTGATTGAATCCAACAAACTACTCATTGCCGATTACGACATCATACAGGAACTTGTTTCCTTTATTTCAAAAAATAATTCCTTTGAAGCCGATACTGGTCACAATGATGACTTGGTTATGTGTATGGTTCTCTTTGGTTGGTTGACGACTCAGAGTTATTTCAAAGATATGACAAATATGGATATAAGAAAAACCGTGTTTGATGAAAAATTGAAACAATTAGAAGAAGAAATGACACCGTTCGGTGTAATTGATGATGGTATTCAAATGAATGGTGAAGAAATAGACTCATCCGGAACCGTCTGGAGGGATGCCGAAAATAGAAATAATGATTTTTATACATAACCTTAGACCAAAATAGGCGAATAAGGAGAGAAAAATGGCATTTCAATTAAGTCCCGGTGTAGAAATTAGAGAATTTGATCTTACTTCAGTTATTCCTGCCATTGCAACAACCCCAGCTGGCTATGTCGGCTTATTTCAATGGGGTCCTGCAGACACAAGAGTTCTAATAGAAACAGAAAAACAATTAACAGATGTCTTTGGCAAGCCACATTCAGATATCGATTATGCAACAGATTGGTATGTTGCTGCTAACTTCCTATCATACGGCGGTGCACTCCAAGTAGTAAGAGCAGTAACAGCATCAGACGATAATGCTACAGATGCTTCAGATACCGATGGTGTAACAATTAAGAGCAGAGAAGATTACGAACAACAATTCCAAGGTAACTACAGCGGATTTGAGTTTAAGTTTGCTGCAAAATATCCAGGACCACTAGGTGATAGCCTTAAGGTAGTTGTTCTGGATTCAGTTGATCCAAATACAAACACATCAAGTACATGGGATACTTACGCAGGTGTATATGGAACACCCGGAACTTCGGATTATGCATCAGCAATAAATGCAACTGCAAAAGATGAAATTACAGTAGTAGTAATTGACGAAGATGGTGCTTGGACAGGAACTAAAGGTACTGTTCTTGAGCAATTCGTTAAGATTTCAAAGGCATCTGATGCAAGATCTGGAGATGGTTCAACCAACTTCTGGAGAAATGTAATTAATAACAGATCAAAGTATGTTTGGGTCGGTGATGTTGAACCAAATGGTAGTTACGGTGCAGGAACACTTGCGTGGAACAATCCAGTAAGTTCATCATCTTCATTCAAGACATTATCAGATATTAAAGAATATTCACTAGCAGGTGGTAGTAAGACTTCTTCCAAGTCTTCAGCAGAATCAGATATAGTTTCAACATTCAGAAATAATTTCTCAAATTCAGAGGATGTTGATGTTTCTCTTCTAATTGCTGGTAATTTAACTGCTGGAAATGCAAAAGAAGTTATTACAATTGCCGCAAATAGACAAGATTGTATCGCTTTCGTTTCACCACAACCAATAACAGATGTCCTAGAAAATGCAACAGGTTCTACTGCAGATGCTGATGTGTATGCAGCAATCAAAGCATATAGAGATACATTAGGATCATCTTCATATGGTGTAATGGACGGAAATGCAAAATATCAATATGACCGCTACAACGACAGATTCCTTTATGTCCCACTCTGTGGTGACACTGCAGGTTGCTGTGTAAGAACAGATAACACCAAGGAGCCTTGGTAC